GACGGCTTTTGACTCCGAGCCTGGTGCGGAAGTCTACGGTGCGGCCTGCGACCGCGAGCAGGCGGGCATCATCTACCGCGAGGCGGCCAGCATGGTGCGAGCGTCGCCTGCGTTGTCTCGCCACCTCGAGGTGATCGACAGCCGCAAGACCATCGTGCACAAGGCGAGCAACTCGTTCTATCGAGTGCTGTCAGCCGATGCGTTCCGTGCCGAAGGGCTGAACATCCACGCGCTGCTGTTTGACGAACTGCACGCACAGCGCGATCGCCGGCTGTGGGACGCCCTGCGGTATGGCGGTGCGGCGCGGAGGTCGCCACTGCTGCTGTCGATCACCACGGCTGGCTTTGACCGCAAAAGCATCTGCTGGGAACAGCACGCCTACGCCGAACGCTGCATGGCTGACCCGAGCGTAGACCCGGCTTTCTTTGGCTGCATCTACGCAGCGCCACCGGAGTGCGGATCGGACGGCACGTGGAAAGACGAAGCCGTCTGGCGGCAGGCCAACCCGAGCCTGGGGAAGACCATCACGCTTGAGTCATTCGCGGCCGATGCCCGCGAGGCCGACCAATCGCCTAGCAAGCTCAACGCCTTCCTGCGGTACCGGCTGAACGTCTGGACGACGCAAGACACGCGGTGGCTGTCGCCTGACGCCTGGGCAAAGTGCGGCAAGCCGCTGGATCAAGACCTGGCCAAGCGTGAGTGGTTTGCCGGCCTGGACCTTGCCAGCACTACGGACTTGTCGGCATTCGTGATGGTGAGCCAGGCCAGTGACGGCACCTTCGACGTGCTGCCGTTCTTCTGGATTCCAGAAGTCAACGCAGCCGAGCGGACGCTGCGCGACAAGGTCGATTACGTGGGATGGATACGCGACGGCTACATCAGGACCACCGATGGGAACGTCACGGACTACGACGTGATACGGCGCGACATCAACGAACTGGCGAAACAATACAACATCCGGCAGGTGGGCATTGACCGCTGGAACGCCATACAGCTGGCCACGCAACTGCAAGGAGATGGCGTAAAAGTCTTAGGCTTTGGCCAGGGCTACGCCAGCATGACGAGCCCTTGCCGCCAGCTCGAGGCGCTCGTGCTGTCGGAACGGATTCGGCACGCAAATCACCCGGTGCTCAGTTGGATGGCCGCCAACTGTGCCCTGCAAACGGACCACCAAGGCAACTGCAAGCTGAGCAAGGGAAAGAGCACAGAACGCATTGACGGCATCGTGGCCCTGGTCATGGGGCTTGGCATCCATGCAACGGCGACGGCTGCGCCAGCCGAACAATCCTGGGACATCCTGACGCTATGACCGAAAACGCGCTGGCAGATTTCCGCATGGTGGATCTTCGCGGCATCGAGTGGAACGAAGGTGGCAGCAACCGGACGCCTTCCGGCATTCGCGTCAATGCCGACAACTCAATGGCCTGCTCGGCCTACACGGCGTGCATCCGGGTCATATCGGATGCGGTATCAAGCCTGCCGCTGCACGTCTACGAGCGGCTTGCCAACGGCGGCAAGGCCAAGGCCACCAGCCATCCGATCTACCGGCTGCTGCACATGCAGCCGAACCCGTGGCAGACCGCACAGGAGTTCCGAGATTGGATGACCGGCATGTACCTGCACTACGGTGCGTCGTATGCCGAGATCCGCCCTGGTGCTCGTGGTGCCGTCGACCAACTGTGGCCGCTTCACTCGAGCCGGATGGAAAAGTACGACCGGCTGGAAAACGGCCGCGTGCGTTATGGCTACAGGGAGCCGAACGGGCAGCTGACGTATTACGACCAGTCGCAGATATTCGCCTTGCGGTTCACGACCGAAGACGGCGTCAAGCCAATCCCGACGTACAAGATTTTCCAGAACGCCATCGGCCTGGCTCAGGCCCTCGAGGCTCACGGCAGTACGTACTTCGGCAACGGTGCCAGGCCCGGCATCGTACTGGAATCCGACAACCCAATTCCGGTGGAGGCTGCCGAGCGGCTGCGTGAACAGTGGGAAAGGATGCACCGCGGCAGCGACCGTGCCTTCCGCACGGCGGTGCTGCCCAACGGCGTCAAGGCCCACGAACTTTCTGGCAGCAATGAGGCGGCCCAGTTTCTTGAGACGCGGCAATATCAGGTCATTGAAATCTGCCGGGCGTTTCGTGTGCCGCCGCACATGATCCAAGACCTGACCCGCAGCACGTATAGCAACATCGAGGTTCAGGGCACCGAGTTTGTTCAGCACTGCCTGATGCCGCACCTGAAGCGGTGGGAGGCGGCTATCAGCCGCGACCTGATCGTTGACGACGAGATCTATTTTGCCGAGCACAACGTTAACGGGCTTCTGCGTGGTGACCACGCCAGCCGGGCACAGTTCTATGTGTCGGCCCTGCAGAACGGCTGGATGAGTGTTAACGAAATTAGAGAGGCTGAGAATCTCAATCCGCTTGGGCCAGAAGGCGACAAGCATTTCATTCAGTTGAACATGACGACGCTCGAGCAGGCTGGCGAGCAGCACGACGCTCCGGCATCGCAGGACATGCCGGCCGAGCCGATGGACGGCACGCCAGAGGACAACACAGAGGACACGACGACCACCCAGGAGGTGCCAGCAAATGGAAATTGAGCGCCGCGACTTCGCCTTTGAGGACACCGACGAACTGGTCATTGAGCAGCGTGCCGATGGCCGCGCTGCCATCGTTGGATATGCCGCCGTTTACAACCGGCTGAGCCTTGACCTGGGCGGGTTCAAGGAAGAGATCCTGCCGGGTGCCTTTGACAAGATCCTGAACCGCCAGCGTGGCAAGGGTGACGTGGTGGCTCTGTTCAACCACGACAGCAACATTGTGCTCGGCCGAACGTCGTCGGGCACGCTGGAACTGTCGACGGATGACAAGGGGCTGCGGTACGTGGTGACGCCGCCCGTAAGCCGGGCCGACGTGCTGGAGCTTATCCAACGCCGTGACGTGCGCGGCTCGTCTTTTGCGTTCACGGTTGGAAAGGACGGCGAGGCATTCCGCACTGGCGAGGATGGAAAGGCCGTGCGGCAGATCCGAGAGGTGAGCGGGCTGTATGACGTGGGGCCTGTACTTGTGCCGGCGTACCCCGCCACCTCCGCTACTGTGGCCATGCGTTCCTACGAAGCGTGGCTTGCCGCGCAGCAGCCGGATTCACCGCCGGCCGCCGACGTGGTGCGGCGTTCGCTGGTCCGTGACGCGGCAGCCGCCTGGTCGCTGAGGCTTCGAAATGTCTGACGTGCGCTGCACGTGCGGCGAGAAACTGCGGACCAGGTCTAGCCGCCCGTGCGGTGACGAACGGCAGCGGTATATGCGGTGCCCGCGATGCGGCGCTCGTGGCGTGGTGTTTGTGAAAACAACACTTTCAGAAGTGCGTTACTGCAAGAGGCCGCCACGCTAGTGGCACCGTGAACTCCAACGGCAATACCGCCGGTGGAGAAAACACGTGGACAACCTCAAGAAGCTGCAGGACGAGGCCGTTACCCTCGCCAACCGGATTGACGCCGTTCGGGCCATTGAGTCCGAGGACGCCGACAAGATTGCCGAGCGTGACCTCGAGCTTGAGTCGCTGAACAAGCGGGCCGGCGAAGTCGCCAAGAAGATCGACTTTGAGAAGACCGTTGCCGAGTCGGCCAAGAACCTGCGTTCGGTTGTTGAGCGTTGCACGCCTGCCCCGGAAGTGCGTGCGGATGAGCCGAAGGTGCGGATTGAGTCCGTGCCGTTCCACGGCAAGCTGCGTGCGTTTAAGTCCGAAGAGGATGCGTATAAAGCCGGCATGTGGATCAAGGGCCATCTGCGTGGCGATGCCGAGGCCAAGCGGTGGTGTGCCGACTACGGCGTTGAGTCCCGCGCCCAGGGTTCGGCCGCGTCCACGACCGGCTCGGCGTTCGTGCCCGACATCCTGAGCAATCAGGTGCTGCGGCTCGTCAATGAAGATTCGGTGTTCGCCAGCAACGCGACCAACATCGCGATGCCGTCCGATGTCGTGCTGGTGCCGAAGCGCACCGGTGGCGCCACGGCGTACTGGGTGAACGAGAACACGGCCATCACGGACAGCGACCCCACTCACTCGCAGATCACTCTGACTGCGAAGAAGGTGACGGCCGCCACCAAGGTGAGCACGGAGTTGTTTGAGGATTCGGTCGTTGGGATTGCGGACATGCTCGCCACCGAGCTTGCCTTCACCCTGACGCAGGCTGTCGAGACGGTGGCCTTCAACGGCAACTCCGCGAACGCCCCGAGCGTGGCCGGCATCCTCACCAGCAACGGCATCCTCAAGAACTCGTCGGCCGACTACGCCGCGAGCTTGGTGACCGCTGCTGGCGATACGCCGGACGAGATCACCAAGGCGAACCTGCTGACGATGCTGGGAGCGATTCCGAGCCACAGCCGGAACGGTGCTGCGTGGATCGTTTCGCCCTACGTGTTCGCCACCTGCTTCCAGGCCCTCGATGCCGCCCAGGGCGGTTCGGTCGGTCTGTCGCAGGGCATGGGCCTGCAGTTCATGGGCCTGCCGGTCCTGCTGTCGCACCAGTGCGAGAGCACCGGCGACCTGACTGGCAAGGTCATGGTGCTGCTTGCCAACCTCCGCAACGCCGCCCACTTCGGCGTGCGTCGCGGCCTGGAGATCGCGTCCAGCGATCAGGTGGCGTTCCTGAGCGATCAGGTGGTCGTGCGTGCCACGATGCGGTGCGCCATCTCGTGGAGCGAGCTGGGCAGCGACACGGTCGCTGGCCCGGTCATCGCCCTCAAGGGTGCCTGATCGGACGCTTGACAGTAGTGCAAAAGTGACGGGCGGCCTGCCATGCGGTGGGCCGCCCGTTCTCTTTTGAGGCACGCATGATTGTCAAAGTCGGCGGCACCGAGGTCGACATCAGGGTTGAAGCCATCCTGTCGATGCCCAGGTTGAGTTTTACGGCCAACCACTTTACCTGGGCACAGGCACTCATGCCGCTCGGCATCAGGCCAACCATGGGCACTGGTGCGTTCTGGGATCAGGTGAACACCAGGGTGATGGAACAGTTTATCGACAAGGCGGAATACCTGCTCACGATCGACTACGACACGTTCTTCACCAAGGAAGACGTGGAGCACCTGTTCGCCATGGCGATGACGTTTCAGTGCGACGCCATTACCGGACTGCAGACGAAGCGGGAAGACGGCCGCCCGATGCTGACGCTGAAGGGCTGCCTGGACAATCCGCCGGAAGACGGCAAGACGCAGGTGGACCGGGCGTGGTTTGCCGAGCCGGTGCAGGAAGTTGACAGCGCGCACTTCGGCCTGACGGTCATTAGCACTGCTGCCCTGAAGCGGGCCAAGAAGCCGTGGTTCTGGAGCACGCCGGGACCAGACGGGTCGTGGAACGAAGGCCGCGTAGATCCCGACATTTACTGGTGGCGGAACTGGCGCGAAAGCGGCAACAAGGTCTACATCACGCCCCGCGTCATCCTGG